GATTGACGTACCACATCTGATTCAGAGTGTGTTACAGGCAGAGTACGCTAAGAGACCAACGGAGAAATTGTTCGGTGCATTAGTAGGTGTGCAAAGATGGGTTCAAAGTCTACCGCAGCAAAGGCAAGACGTCGACGCAATAGAAGAAAAGCTCAGGTCGTTAGATCTGTCAGGACGACGGTGCTCACCGATGGAAGTCGGAGGGGCAATGGGCGAAGACGAGGTGGACGGGTTGCTCGCGTTCGTAGACGGTTTGGTAAAGGACAGAAAATGATGTTGGGTTCTACTCCCACGGGCGTTGAATTTCTTCAGTGTGCTATTGCACCTGTGGACTTTCCCGGAACGCGCCCAGGAGGTGTTCCCGATAAAATGAGTGCCCCGTCTTTTGTCATTAGACATAAGATGGTCATGACACTACCGGGGTCGGCGGCTGGAACATATATGTTGGTAGCCCCGACTCCGGGAGTGGCATGTTGGTTGAATCAGACTGGACCAACCGGAAGTTACACATCAGTTCCGTTTCCTGATTTTGTGAGTATATTTGGTAACACGGCTGCCGCGCCGTTTGGGACGATAAATGCAGAGAAGTTCAGGTACATATCGATTAACGTCGAGATGAAACCTGTGTCAGCTATCCTGAATAATGCAGGACTGATCTCAGCAGCTCGTATCCCCGGAGTTACCATCAATGATGATATCACCCCAACGAATGTGGTCACGAGGTACATGACTGGGTTGACTACGGTCAATTCGACGAATTTGTCGACGATGCCAGGGTACTTCATGGGCCATGTAAACCAAGGTGTGTATGGGTGGGCGATAAACGAAACAGGAACGTGGGAGGTTAGACCTCTATGGATAAACACGCAAGGACTGAATGGTGTTGATGCAGGACAAACAGGAGGCGGGTTCGAGATGTCTGGACCTGTCATGGGTTGGGGAGATTTGACGCCGTTAGGAATTTCGGTCGAGGCAACGAATGCTCAGACTTCATTCGCGTTGATAATTGAGGCATGTGTGGAGTATTTCCCACGTGCAGGAACGATGATTTCAGAAATGTCATCACCGTCTCCACCATTGGATGAGGAGGCATTGGAAGTGTACAGTTTTGCTGCACGGAAAATGCCTGC